CTTGGAATTAATGTAAGTTCTCTACAACTGTAGTTTCTCATAAATTCTTCTTTAATAAAACTTGCTTCTTCATAACTAATTGGAATATCAAGTGTAACTCTAAGATACATTTTACTTTTTAATAGTGTATCTTTTTGATCAATTAGTTGACTCAGTTTTACTGTTCTATACTTAGGACAATCTTCCCAATCAAGATACTGTGGCTCTCCGCCATGTTCTAATATCATCATACCACGTTTATCGTCCCATGCATCTGCATAGTTGTGCGGAAACGCATTTCCGATATATGTTACATTACCTTGTGTTTGTCTTTTATGAAAGTGTCCACTAAACACATACTCTTGATGTACAAAATGTTTAGATTGTAATTCGCCTGTGTCAGGCATCTGTACCATTGCGTTCATGTAAAAGTTTGGAAGTTCAAAGTGTCCAAACATATATTTTGTTTCAATCTTAGGAATCTTTTTCCATTCTTCACCAACAAGCCACGGCACCATTGTGCTATCGCCTATTGTTGTAATTTCATCAATCACAGTTACACCGTCGATGTGTTTTGCAAATTCTACACTCTGGATATCTCTTTTGTCTTTGTAATATAAGTCGTGGTTACCAGGAAAGTAAAAGAACTGTTCAAATGCTTTACCGAGTTTTTCAAGACAACGGATTGAATAATCCATTGTAACAATGTTTAGACTATTTCTATTGTGATGCCAGTCACCCATAAAGATACCTGTTTCACAACCTTCTTCTTTTGCCTTGGCAATATACCAATCTACAAAATCTTCACAGTCTTGATTATGAGCCACTGAATTGGACTTTAGTCCAAAGTGGATATCCGTGAATACTGCACATTTTTTAAACAAAATATATCCTTCTAATTACTATACTCTTTATATTGTACTGCATTTGTTAAGCAAAGTCAACCTTAATTGGCTACCTTGGTGCTTTGGCTTTGACTGTTGGTGGAACAAAAGATTTCTTAGATGCTTTTTCGGCTTCTTGCTTTGCCATAAGTTTTCTTTGGTCTTCAACTTGTCTCTCCCATTCGCCCTGTTGCTGTCTTGTAAAGGACGGAGTCATATCATTCATTTCTAAAATATCATCTCTAATATTTTGATTGCGTTTTTCGATATTAATAACTCTAACAAATGAATTAGTTACTGCCGCAGTATAATATGCAAACGGATTTTGTGATTTACTTTCATCAAACTGCAATCCAATCTGTGTTAATTGTAAGATTGCTTGTCCACGCATTTCATCATTATAAGTGTAACCACGTACATTACCACGTGTTGCATATCTATCACATAACTTCATCCACATACGAGCAAGTTTTTCTGTAGTCTTGCCATGCTTCAAACTAAAGTTACCGTTAGACATACCGCCTTCCCAATGTGATTTACCTACAACTTGTAGTTCATCATTTTCATCAAACTTGTAATGTTGGAATGGTGGAAAGTTTAATTTAACTCTTGTGTCTGCTACTGTCTTTGGATTCTTTTTACGACCCTTTTCTTCTGGAATATGATCAAATGTCATAATACGGAAGATTAGTTCTTCTTTTGTAATTTTTCTGTAATCAATAGCACATTCGGCTTGTTTTACTTTTTCACCGTTTGCCTTACGTGCTTCATAGTCTGCTGTACCTAATTTTTTTGCTTTGTTCCTTTTTGCTTCTGCTATAGTTCTTACGTTAATTTTGTCAATACTTGGTAGAATAATATCAAAGTCAGCATACGTGTCGTCTGTATAACTACAATACGTGCTTTTTGACTTATGTATTTCCTTTAACAAGTCCTTATTGTTTAAATAATTTACTTTTTTCAATGAATTCTCCTATTTGAACTCTTATTATAAACTACTCTGATAAAAAAGTCAATAAATACTTTATAGTTAGGACACCAAAATAATATGAGCGTTGATAATAAGAAAGATGGAAATATAGTCAATACAGCCGTGAACTTGGCTCGTGACAGTGTACAAAGTTTTAAAGACTCTGCTGAAGGGTTTATGAAAGGTATACGTTCACGAACAATTCCAGTTGATGGGGAAGCCGATGACCAAATATCGGTTAGTAGTGCTAAATGGGCGACAGACCCAAATGGTAAAGATTGGCGTGTAAAATTAAGTATTCCTAACATTCCTTCTTTTCAAAAAAGTTCACTGCTTAAACCGTTAGTTGACACAGGCGGTCTTGCGTTTCCATATACACCAACAATTATTATGAGTCATGCCGCATCTTATAGTGCTATAACCCCTGTACATAGTAATTATCCGTTCTTTGCGTACCAGAACTCACAAGTGGACGCAATGACACTAACAGGTCAGTTTTATGCTCAAAACTCTACAGAAGGTATGTATTGGCTTGGTGCATTACATTATTTGAGATCAATTACAAAAATGTTTTACGGTGAAGGTTCTAATCAAGGTGCTCCACCTCCAGTAGTAAAATTAAATGGTTATGGAGATTATGTATTCAAAGATGTTCCTGTGATCGTAACAAACTTTACACTTGATATGCCTACTGATGTTGACTACATTGCAGTTGATATGGCAGACCTTGGAGAAAAATATGAAGACGACGAAGCCGAAGAGCAGTATTCTACAACAGACGGTGAAAAATCATATGTTCCAACAGAGAGTCAGATGACGGTAACCATACAACCAATCTACTCAAGAGCACTTGTTGAGAAATTTAGTTTAGACAAATTTGCTAAAGGCGGATACCTTGGCTCAAACAATAAAGGATTTATCTAATGGCAGTTACAAGTTCACCTTGGGGTAAAACAGGAATTAATAGAAGTGGAAAATATTTAAACATTCTAAATATTAGACCAGTGCCAGCAGATCCAGATGATGTGGTGTATGAAATACAATCACAGTATCATCAACGTCCGGACTTACTTGCATATGACATGTATGGTAATCCAAAGTTGTGGTGGGTTTATGCACAACGTAACATGGACATTCTAAAAGATCCAGTATTTGATTTTAGAGTTGGTACTGAGATACGTGTTCCAAAGGGTAGTAGATTACGAACGTTGTTAGGGATTTAATCCATGGCTAAACCAACAGCACCTCCAGGTAAAGACGCAACCGCGTTAATGAAGGAATACACAGCAGAGAACAAAGACGAACTCAATGCCAATGCGGCAGGTTCATCTGAGAATGAAGGCACGGAAGTAATTCAAGATACAAATGTTGATACCAATGCTTCATCAACTGACACCACTAAAGATAAAGAAAAAGAAAATACTGCAACATCTAATCCCGACAATGATGCAATGAATAACAGGGCGAAGTATGCCACAGCAGACAAATACACTGCAAGAACAGCGGATGGTAGAACTTTACAATTACCATTGCACAATTCATTAAGAAACTATTCAAGTTTTAATTACAAGATTGGTTTGTATGCATTAACCAATGACGAACTTAATAATCCTGATGAATCATACAAAATTAAAAAACCTCAATTTGCTATTTTACAAAGTGGCGGTGGATTAGGCGCCAAAAAAGTTTTAACAGCATATGAAACTGCAAACAAAAAAGCAGAATACTTTATTAATGCATTAGAGATCGAAACAGTTATTGCACCTACACGTAAAAAAGGTTCAACTAATGCTGTAGGTTTTAGACTTGAAATTACAGAACCTTACAGCATGGGATTGTTTTTACAAACATTGCAAATGGCGTCATACCAAGCAGGACATGAAAACTATTTAGAATCTCCGTTCTTGCTTACTATTGATTTTATAGGATACGACGATAACGGAAAAGTTTATGTGGTTCCTGAAGCATCTAAAAATATGCCATTTAAACTTGTTGGTAGTGATTTAAGTGTAACAGCAGGAGGAAGTTCTTATGTTGTTGAAGGTGTTGCATATAACGAAGGTGCATTAATGGATGAAACACAGCGTATTCCAGTTGATGTTACACTAATGGGTAGAACGTTAGAAGAAATGTTACAAAGTAACATAAAAAGTTTATCCAATGAACTTAACAAACACGAAGGTAAAAAAGCACAAGACAAACAAGTTTATACAGCAGATCAATATTTTGTAGTATTTCCAAAAGAACGTGCAAGTAAAGGAAAATTAAGCAGTAGCGGCGCCGCTGGCCAAAGTGCCACTGATGCAGGTAACGACTCAGAATCAATAGGTGTAACAACAACTTCAAAAGGAAAAACTGCGGCACAAGAAGCAAGTCTTGACGAACTATATGCACAGGTTGCCGCGATGGGTGATGTCAACGTAGATGAAGCGGTATTTGAAGCATGGGTTGAGCAAGTTAAAAGTTTAATTACACAAACAGCACTTGGCGAAGAAATCAAAGCAAAGCAAACAGGCGAAAGTAATAGTAATGTAATAGGACTTTCGAAAATGTTTGCTCTTGAAAAACTTGGTACAAACAATCAACCGTTTGGTGATGCGTCATTTACATATGACAAGGATAAAAAAGTTTGGCACAGAGCAAACGGACAATTACAAATTGATCCAGGACTTGGTGCAATTAAATTTATTCAAGGAACAAGGATACAGGATATTATTGAAGAACTTGTAATCCTAAGCGAATACGGTAGAAACATTATTAGTGCACCAGCAGAAAAAGGTATGCGTCCTTGGTTTAAAATTGATACACAAGTTTTTAATATCACAGATAGAAAAACAGAAAAGAAATTAGGTAGACCTCCAAGAATTTATGTGTTTAGAATTTTACCATACATGGTACACGAAAGTAAATTTATTGCACCAGACGAAACACCATACGGTCTAAGAGAACTTAAAAAACAATGTGTAAAACGTTACAATTACATTTACAGTGGCGCAAACGAAGATATATTAGATCTTGAAATTAATCTTGATAACACATTCTTTAAAAGCATGAGTCCAGGTACACTGCCAAAGAATAACTTGGCAGACGGTTCTAAAGAAGGAGAAGATCCAAAACAAAAAATTAAAGCAACAGCAGTAAACAATGATTCGCAGGTTAGCAACAAAGCAGGAATAGTACAAAAGAACAATGCCAAAGCCGCAGGTGCGGTTAGTCTTGATGACATGCAGGTTGAAATTGCACGTAGATTTAATGAAGCAATCGTAAACAGTGATGCTGACTTGCTAACACTTGACATGACAATCATGGGCGATCCTTATTATATTGCTGACAGTGGTGTAGGTAACTATAACTCAGAGAACACACAATATATTAACATTGATGCAGACGGCACGATAGATTACCAATACGGTGAAGTGGATGTTGAAGTATTATTTAGAACACCAATAGATTATAGAGAAAACGGTATCATGGGATTCCCTAATGATACTGTGCCAGTTGATTTCTTTAGCGGATTATATATGGTAATTACTGTTAAGAACGAGTTTGCTTCAGGGGAATTTAAACAAACACTTGAACTTGTAAGACGTCCGCAACAGTCACCTAAGCCAACAGCACAGGCAGGTGAAAAAGGCAACCAAGAAATTGTTGATGAGAAAGCAGACGTAAACAAACAGGATGATGTAAAAAATTCTGGTATAGGCGGCGAGGACGACGCGGCGGCGAACCAGGCGGCATTTGAAAAGAATATTGCAGATGCAGAAGCCGCAGACGCCGCAGAAGCAAAAGCAAAAAATCAAAAAGACGTTAATAACAGATTAGCGGCTCGTAACCAAGGTGCAAACATAGGATTTTAAATGGCTAACGAAAAAAGAACGGTAGGACAAGAAGCATTAATGGACGCAGGTCCATACGTTGGACGTGTGGTTGGCCATCTTGATCCAAACTATATGGGTGCATTGGAAGTACAACTGCTCAAAGGCACAACAGGTAACAATGACGACAGTGAAGGTCAAACGTTCAAGGTAAGTTATGCAAGTCCATTCTGGGGACAAACACCAGTTAATGGTATCAGTGCAAACACAGACTTTGCATACACACAATCCGCTTATGGTATGTGGATGACACCGCCGGACGTTGGCAGTAGAGTAATTGTTGTGTTTGCGGAAGGCGCGGCCAACATGGGTTTCTGGATTGGTTGTATACCTGACAACTATGTTAACCTAAACGTACCAGACAAGGTTGCATCAACTTTCTTTACAGGTAGTCCCAAAGGCGAAGGTGCCAAGGAAGCCAAGAAGCGTACTGGTAAGGTTGTTGTTGGAGAAATTAACAAAAAGAATCTCGCAGACAACAAAGGTAACGACCCTACAAAATTTAAAAAGCCTATCAATGAAGAATGGATGGACTTACTGCACAAAGCAGGACTTGCCTCAGATGGCACAAGAGCATTAACAACAAGCAGTGCAAGGCGTGAACTGCCAAGCATGGTGTTTGGTATAAACACACCTGGACCTTATGACAAGCGTCCTGGTAGTCCTAAAGCAGGATACGGACCGGGCGGTACAGCGGCACAGGTTCCTTTCAATAGACTTGGCGGCACTGTGTTTGTAATGGACGACGGAGATGACAAGATTTTACGTAAAGGTCCGGCGTCAACTACAAAGAAAGAATATGTCAATGTTGAAAAGGGTGAAAAGGGTGGAGATGTAACGCTACCACACAACGAACTTATGCGTATCAGAACACGCACAGGACATCAAATATTATTCCATAACACGGAAGACTTGGTACGTATAGATCATGGCAGTGGTAACAGTTGGATAGAAATGACTGCTAATGGTAAAATTGATGTGTATTCAAAAGACAGTATTAGTATGCACACTGAAAACGATTTCAATCTGACAGCGGATAGAGACATTAACCTAAACGCAGGACGCAACTTTAACGTGTTATCAAAAGAAGACATACAAGTTGAAACTAATGCAAACATGACAACATACGTTGCAATGAACAATCAAGTTACAACACTGTTAGATTATGATGTAAACACAACTGGAGCAAACAAGTTTACAGCAGGAGGCACAACGGACATCAACTCAGGAGGCAACCATACAGAAACTGCTCCACAGATCCATATGAATGGACCGCAGGCGGCCACCGCTACCGCAGTAACTCCGTTATACACACACGTCTTGCCCGGCGCTACCGCTACCGCTACAACTTCGTTGCATCGACGCTTGCCACAGCATGAGCCGTGGTCACATCACGAAAACGTTGACCCTGAAGTGTATACACCAATTAAAACTGATAGGAACCTTGAATTAATAATGACGTCAGCATTTGATTATGATAATGCTCCAGATACGTTCAAGAAAGGTGTATAAATATTGATATGAGCAGTTTAGAAAAAAATACAGTAAGAAATGTTAAAGTATCATCAAACGTCAAAG